TCTTTCTTCGTGATATTCATATTTTAATTGTTTTATTCTTTTTTGAGCATCTCCTTTATATTTGGAAATCTCATCATCTTCAGGAATATCAGGTTTAGTGCCCTCTGTTCTTGGCGGTCTACCCTGATCTTCTTCAGGTGTATCATCTACAACTTCTATCTCTAAATCTGATAGTTGATTTTTTTCTTCTTCTTCTATTTTTTGTGCTGTGTTATCACTCATGCTCTTGTATACCCTCTTGGATCATCAACAACTGCTTCAACAGTGTCATCGTTAATTAGTCTAAATTCATCACCTTTTATTTTAAATCTAGTTCCTGAATAAGATCTAAAAATTACAAAATCACCCTTAGCGCAATATGGACCGTTTGGAAATTTTTCTTTATCCTGATAAGCCGCATCTCCCATTTCCACAACAAATCCTATGATGGAAGCAGTCTCCTCTAGCTTTATTAATTTGTCAGGCATATGAACTCCACCCTCAGTTTTGTCTGCCATTTTAGGTATACTAATTAAAAGTTTATAGCCTTTTGGCTGAGGAAGTTTTAGCTTAATATCTTCTTCAATCTTCTTTTGCGCTGTGTACATGTAAGCTATCCTATAATATTTTTTTTATTTTGCAAACCCTTAATCTTCAATAAACCTTTTTTCAATTGCACGCACCTCCTCTTCCAGAATGGTGAGCGCTTCGATTTTCCCGCAGGTGTGCTTGTAATCTTCAAGGGAAGATGCTCCACCGCTCGTGATAAAAGAACCCCAAGCATTTTTAAACTCCTGTATTTTATTTAATATTGGTGTATAAACCGTTTCATTTTTACTTTTCATCTTGTAACTGCTTTGCCGCATCTAAGACTAACCGTGCTTCTTCTTTCATATCTTTGGAAGCATCAGTCGCAAGCTTTGCTGCAATTCTAACTCCTTCTCTTTTGTCTTCACTATCTAATCTGTCTTCCTGTAAATCCTTATTTATTTTCGTTTTAGCAGCTTCAAGCTCTAATTTTAATTTATCCATTTGTATTTTATGCTGTAACTCTGCTTCTTTTATTGCAAGCTCTCTTTGTTGTATTTGTGTTAATGGATCTTCTTGTTGTTTCTTTGCTTCCATTGCCTGCATCTCTGCTTGATTTGATGCTAAAAGTTTTTGTGCCGCTTGTGCTGTTAATGCTGAAAGTTCTTCTTCTGCATCTTCTGGTAATGGCTTTTCTTCGTTTGGCATTGGAACACCAAGCTTTTCTTCTATCTCTTTTCTATATTGAAAAGCAACATGCTCTGTTATATGAGCTGCTAGTGCTGCCTGTATTGCTCCCGCAAATGGTGACTGCCCTACAATTTCTTTTAATTTAGGATCATTGGCGGCAGCTAAATGCACTGTAATATGTGCTTCATGATCTTGATACTTAAATGCTTTTACAGGCTCTTGTTTTAATATCGCCATATTTTCAGAAACTGGGTCTGCTGATTTAATATCCTCTTTTAATTTTACAATTTCTTTTGCATCGCTGATACCTAATACTTCCAACATTTGTCTATGCAATCTACCCATGTCGTATAATTGTGGTGCTTGTTGTGCCAACTGTAATGCACTTTGATACTGCATAATTCTTTGAGACATAGTTGCTGCATTAGGATCTGACACGGGTATAACATCTACTCTCTTATCAAAATCATCTGTTCTACTAAATTCACCGTCTGTTTCATAAGCATACTCAGGTGGCATATAATCATGAATAATCATAGCTATTATTCTAAGTTCTTTTTTTAAAGCTGCGTGTAATCTGGATTGAACACCAGACATAACTTTCATTGATCGTTCCATCAATGCTAGAGTTGTTCCTACTGGCGCTTGTGCGTTAATGTCTCCAACTTGTATATCTGCAACGGAGCCAATCCTTCGCCCCTCGTCAACGATATTTTGGAGCAACTGGTACAAGACGGAACTGGGTTCCTTGTAAGGAATGAAAGTAATCGCATCACGAATTGCGCCACCAGGGACATCAACATCACGGAACTCACCAGGCATGAGAGGCGTATCATCCCCTTTGATGCGTAAACCCCTAGCTTTAAGACCAGCTGGTAAATTAGATAAAGTACCAGCATCGATAAGTTGACGAAGAATACTTGTAGCACTTTTAGCCAGTCCACCAATGAGATGTATAAGTCCTGTGCCGTAGAAACCAAGCCCTGGTAAATATTTGTAATGAACAAAATATTGAACTTTCTTTTTCTTTTCATCTTCCTCATAGTAATTCCTTCTTATAGATAAAATTGTTCTGGATGATTTATCAATCGTAACAACATAAGGTCTTTCGATACCATCCTTATCCTCAAACGGCTCTGGCATTTCAATATCGGCATGCATCTCTAATAGGGTGTGCCTGTCATCATCTTCGATAACTGCTGACTCTCCATCAAGTTCATCATACTTTTCCTGTATATCTGACATGTCAGGTTCTGGTTCGGGTAATTCTACATCACGATAAAATCCATTCACCATAAGTTTTGCTATTTCATTTGCAGATTTTTTCATAACATGTGTGTATCTAGCACAAGTCATTAAATCTGTTGCACCATAAGAAACAACAAAATCCTCCGCAGGAACAAACATCGCACATGGTCTTTCTAAGAGAGGATCATAATAGACTTTCTTAAATGCTGATCCTGCTAGAGGAAGCTTAAAGAGCATCTGCTCTGTCTCATCTCTATATTCTGTCATTTCTTCTGTGAGAAGATAATTCATTTCATTTTCTACCCGAGCTGCCTGATCTGTTTTTTCTGTAGATTGTTTACCCAAAACTTTGGTTCTTACTGGACCCGAAGCGGGAAACATCTCTCCCATAGCCTGTGCTTGGAATCTTACAATACTTTCTGTTAAAACAGGATGAAAAACACCAGAGGCTCCAGACCAAGGTTGTTGTCTTTCTTCTATTTTCATACCTAGTAAATCTAAACCTTTGACATACGACTTCGCCCAATCACCTCGTGATTTTCTGTCCGTATTAAAATTTTCAATTAAGTCACTTGCTAGTTTTTGTAATTCACCTTCTTCTAAAAACTCTGCAAGATTACTGTCATGAGAAGGTCCTAATATGTCTTCAGTTTTTTTGCCTTCAAAATCAATAATAACACCACCATCATCCGTGGTCATGGAAACTGAATCAGGATTTTCTATTTCTATTTCTAGTTTTTGCTCCTGTTCAGCTAAAACTTTTTGTGAAAGTTCCGCTGGTGTCATTTGTTTTTCGACAGCCATTTAATGCTCCTTATTTTATTCTTTGTAAAATTCTATCTATTTTTTCTTCTAACCGATTTATAGCCACTGTTACATCATCTCTTTTTGCATAATCTTCTCGTGTTTTGTTTACCAAAATATCTATCCTTTTAATCTCTTTAGCTTGTGATCCAAGAAACCACCCGCCTCCCACGACAATCAATCCTATAAGTCCATCTATAATATGTGCCAGATCCATTAATAATACTCCACGGGTCTTTTGTATACGGGCTCATCATCCCAGTCATCCATATTTGTTCTGATCCAACCACCTTGCCTAAACCTTAACAGAGCTTGTGTTGTTGAGTCAACTAAGTCATCATTGTCTCCTACTGGAAAAGATGCACACTCTTCTATCACTTCCTCTGCCCACCTGGTGGGTGGGTGCCAAATTACTCCACTTGCAAATAAATCTGTGACTGCATTTACTCGTGCTATCTTATCTTGTCCACGACTTGGTGTAAACTCTGTAACAGGAATACCCATAGAACGTAGTTCAAATATCAAAGGTGATCCAGCAGCTTTTGCTTCAATAATCATTTGATCAGGTTCAAACTCATGGTACTTATCGTAAGCCGCTCGTTTAAGGTCTGGAAACTCTAACTTTTCTTTGTACGCATCTATTAAAATCAGATTAGGAATAGACTCCCCATTTTCATTTGGCTGATAAAATACACCCCAAGTTGTGCAGGCACTATAGTCCGCTCTCTGAGTTTTTAGAAAAGCCGTATCCCAAGATTGTATAATTGCATCACATGGAGGTAAACTTGGTTTCTTCCATTCCTGCCACCACTCTCTTTTTATTAATGCCCCTTCTTCGGAGGTGGGGTCTTGCTGATATTGTGCGTTCCATTTAGCTACAGGCAACTCTGCTTTTATTGCATCTAGTTCTTCTTTTTTCCAGAACTCTTGCCACAACGCATTACCTGATGGCATAATCGCTGGAAGTTGTATTACTTCCCATTCACTACTACCTTCTCGTTGCGTTGAGTTTTTTATAATTTGCCCCGTAAGATCTCTTTTACTCCATCGTGTCATAACGATAATTATTGCCCCGCCAGGTTGCAATCTTTGTCTCGGTCCTGATGTATACCACTCATAAACTTTGTCAAACACTTCAGGATTGTATGCTCCTATAGTGGCATCTTGTTCGGAATGTGGGTCATCAATAATTAAAACATCTGCACCTTTACCCGTTACAGCGCCACCTACACCGATAGCAAAATACTCACCGCCTTTGTTGGTGTTCCATCTTCCTGCCGCCTTACTATCGACAGATAATGACACACCTTTAAAAATTTTTTGAAAATCTTCAGACTGAATAAGATTCCTAACCTTTCTTCCAAATCCCACAGATAACTCTGCGGTATGTGCCGTCTGTATTATTTTTTTATGGGGGTACTTGCCTAAAAACCATGCGGGAAACAAGTAACTTGCAAACTCTGACTTGGTGTGACGGGGTGGCATATTGATTATTAGTCTTTTTAATTCACCCCTAGCCACCTTTTCAAATGCCTCTGACATAATCTCATGATGTCTTCCGTGGACAAATGATGACCACTGAGACCTTACAAAGGGTAAAAAGGTAGTTTGACAGCTCTCAAGATGTTTTGCCTTCTCTATGCGCTCTAAAAGCGCCAATACATCTTTTTTCTTTTCTATGGGCACATCTTTTAACTGATCGTTAAGATTATTTATGTTAATCGCTTGTTTCATCATTCCAATCAAAGTCATCCACGAGATCTGGTGGTCTACATTCTATAATCTTAGATGCCATATCCATCATAAACATAGCTTGTGTGGGTTTAAATGGAGAATAAACATACATTTGCTGCTCACCTTCGTCATTTACATACCAACCTATCATTATTGGTTTATCTATTTCTACAATATCTTTGGATGATTGTCTATTTTTGCCAATAAATTTCTTAAATTTTTTGAAATCTATAACATTTTTGGAGTCTTTTTTAGAAATGGGTCTCTCCCTACTAGTTATAACTAGTATTATAACTAGTTATATTAATATAACAAATAAAATATACTAGTTATAACTAATGTAGGAGGTTTTTTGTTTATTTTGATAAAAAATAGTAATTATTTGCGTAGAATAACATGCAGGGTGCAGGGCTAGGCACACTACTACATGGGGGGTCGGAGGTAGGTGGGGTACAAATACACAAAAAAAGCGAAAATAGGGAGGTTAACTAGCCTTATTACCAAACATTTCAGATAATTTTTTTTCTAATTCAGCTTCTAACTCAGTAACAGACTTTTCACTATTACTTTCTACTTCTAATTTGTCTGTAAATAGTCCAACTGTTTTGCCTAAAAGATGTAATGCTTGTATTTTATCTGATGATCTATTGTCTGATCGTTCAACTTCCTCAGTTAGTTTTTTCAAAACGTACTCACCCCTCAAACGCACTTTCGTGCTATAATCCTCTTCCTTTTGCTTAATAAGTGTATTAA